CAAGGCTCTCGCCGCCGAGGAGAAGAAGCTGGCCGCCCCTGGCGGTGCGGCGCCGGCGCCCAGTCCTGCGCCAAGCCGCCCGGCCGCTGGCGGCGTCTCGTCGGCCGCAGGGCCATCCGGCCCCCGTCAGCGGCCCGGCCGCGGCGGCGACACCGGCCTGTTCGGCCTTCGCGGGTTCGAACTCCAGAACCTCGGCTATCAGGTAAACGACATCGTCACCCAGTTGGCGAGCGGCACCGGCATCGGCCAGGTGATCGGGCAGCAGGGCGGCCAGATCCTCCAAATCTTCAACCGCAACCTGTTCGACTTGATCGGGTTGATCCCTCGCTACGCCGGCGTCATCGCCGTGGCTACGACAGCCACGTTGGCTTTCTTCGAGGCGGCCCGGCAGCAGGAGTCGACCAAGCAGTTCCGGGCGGACCTGTTGGCGACGACAAGCGGCCTCGCCTACCAGGCGACCCAGTTGACGGCGATCCGAGACAAGGTCCGGGATTACGGCGTGTCCTGGGCAGACGCCGGCGAGGCCATTCGGTCGGCGATCGGCAGCGGGGTCGCCCAGGATCGGATCGCCGGGTTCCTGAAGGTGTCGCAGGACATCGTCGACCGGGTCGGCGGCAAAGTGCCCGAGGTCTTCAAGGCGTTGGTCGAGGGGTTCGGGGCCGGCTACGAGTCGATCGTCAAGTTGAACCAGCAGTATCAATTCCTGACGGCGGCCCAGGCCGAGAACATCAGGGGGATGTTCGAGAGCGGCAAACAGGCGGAGGCCAACGCGACGGCGTTCGACCTGTTGTCGGCCCGTCAGCGAGCGGCGGCGGAGGAAGGGCTAGGGCCGTGGGGTCGGGCGCTCCGGGAGGTCGGGGGCCTCTACCGGGACTTCATGCGTTGGCTCTCGGACACCGGGCCGATCTCCGTCGCCGTGGCTGCCTGGAACGGACTAGCAACCGTGGTCGAGAAGGTCGCCAAGGCTCTCCGGTCGGCGGGCGCCGCGAACGCCCAGGCCCAGCTTAAAGACGCACAGGGGCAACTCTCCGGTTTGTCGGCCCGGCAGCAGGCCGAAGGTCTGCCGCAAGAGATGATCGACCAAGAACGGGTGGCGCTCCAGATGCGGATCAAGCAACTGGAGGACTACCTGAACCCGCCAGCGGAAGGGGCGCCGGGTGCCCTGGCTGTGCGTACGGACGCCGGCCAGATCACGGTCAACGACTACGTTCGCGGGCTGGAACGCCAGAAAGAGGCGGTCATCGGCCTGACCGACGAGCGACGGCGCGAACTCGCGGTCATCTCGGCGCTGGAGAACGCCCAGAAAATGGGCGTCACGCTGTCCGACGCGGAGACTGCGGCGATCAGCAACCTCGCCCGCGAGACCGAAGACGCCAAGATCAAGACGGAACGGTACACCGAGAGTCAGAGACGGCTCACGCAGGCCGTCAAGGATGGGACCAACGCCGCCGCCATCGCGGCTGCCGGCGTCGCGGGCGAGGGCCAGGCACGGGCCGCGGGGGTTGTGACCCGGGAGGGCCTGAAGGCCGCCAGGGAGCAAGCGGAGGCCCAGGAACGCGAACGTCTGGCGGAGGCCGAACGGGAGCGGAAAGCCGCGGCGGCCAAGGCTCGGTCCGCCGCCGCCGCAGGTCGGGCCGAGTTCGGCCGCGAGTCGAGCCTGATGTCGCAGTTGTCGGCGCTGTCCCGCGCCGGTGGCGCCCGGGGCTTGGTCGACCTGGAAGAACGTATCCGGGAGATCGACGATCGGTTCGCCGCGTTGGCCAGGAACATCCAGGCGTTCCGTGCGGCCGGCGGGACGGCGATCGGCGGCAAGTCGATCGGCGCCTTCGAGTCGCAGGCGGCCGAGGCCCGTGATCGGGCCGCCGCCTTGGAGACCGTACGGTTCCGCGAGGAAGATATCAACCGGATCATCGCGGAGCGGAATACGCAGGTCCAGACATACAACAACCTGGCTCAGACCGGCGCGGTCACCCTGGCCGAAGCCCAGGACCGCGTGGCTGCTGCCTACGCCAAGACGACGCCGGAGATCCTGGAGGCGGTAGCGGCACTCGAAAAACTGATCGGCTCGTCCGACACCGCAAAGTACCTGAGTACCAACCAGATGGACTTGCTGACGGCGAAGGCCCAGCAATTCCGGTCGGAGGCCCGGTACATCGACCCGCTCATGGCGCGGATCGAGAGCAGCGCGTCGCAGGCGTTCACGTCGTCGGCCGTGGCGGGAATCCAGGACGTCACGAAGGCGATCGCTGAAGCCGCCACACAGACAGGTAAGTGGGGCGACGTCATGCGCTCCGTCGGCAACATGGCGTTGAACGTGCTGGCCTCGATCGGGCAGGCCGTGGCTAAGGCCATCTTCGAGATCTACGCCGCCCGGGCCGCATCGTCGCTTGTCGCCAGCGCCTCGTCAGGAGTCGGGTTCCTCGGGACACTGGGCAAGGTTCTCGGTCTGGCTGGGTCGGTTGCCGGCGCCGGCGGGTTCCTTTCGGGCGGCGCCGGCGTAGCCGGAGCCGTCGGTACGGTCAGTATGCCGGGTGTCAGTTCGGCCAGTTTCATGGTGTCGCACAACGGCGGCATCGTCGGCACGCCCGGGCCTCGGTTCTCCGGGCCGGCTGAGTGGTTCGCCAACGCTCCGCGCTACCACAGCGGCGGAATGGTCGGCCTGCGGCCCGATGAACAGGCGGCGGTCCTCCAGAAAGGCGAGGAGGTCTTGTCCAAGGACAGCCCGCGGAACCGCATGAACGGAGGGGGCGCCAACCAGGACGTCAACATCCGGAACGTCCTGTTGTTCGACGAGGCGGCCTTGGCGGGCGCCCTGGCGACCCCGGCCGGCGAACGGGTCGTCGTGAACATCATCAAGCGTAACGCGGCCTCCGTACGGCAGATGGTCCGGACCTGATGGCCCTGCTGTCGATCCCTCTGTGGGCCGTGCCGCCGAACTGGGCCTCCCCTGTGGTCGAGAGCCTGGAGTGGCTGACGGGCGTGTATGCCTCACCCACGGGGGCGGAACAGCGTCAGGTGTTGCGACTTGCCCCTCGCCGGGCGTTGGAGTTCGGTGTTACGCTTTCGAACGTCAACAGGAGCTTCTTCGATGCTTACCTGGATCGTTACGGCGGCGGCGAGTTCTATCTTCCGGTTTGGTACGAGGCCGGCCGGCTTCTGGCTTCCGAGGCGGCAGGGTCGCTCCGCCTGGTCATATCCGGCGAGCGGAAGGAGTTGTCTCGGGCGACCGCGGTTTGCGTACAAGGGTCGACGCCGTACGACTGGACGGTCGCTGAGGTATCGTCCGGGTCCGCGACCGGCGGGCTGACGACGCTGACCTTGGCCTCCCCCGGTCTGGCCGTCTTGGCCGCCGCAGGGGCCAAGGTCTACCCGGCAGCCCGCTCCCGTCTGTCGGAGGACGCGGTGTCGTTCTCCAGGGCCTCCGATGACGCGACCGTGGCTCAGGTCCGGTTCGACCTGCTGACTCCTGCCAACTGGGCCGACGACCCGGGCCTCGATACCTACGACGGCTACCCAGTGATCGCCTTCCCGTTCAACGAGAGCCAGAACCCCGGCGGCACGGTCCGCCGGCTGTTCGTCGAGTCGGACAACAACACCGGCATCCGGTTGCGGCAGGACACGGCCGACCTGGCGTTCCCCGGGGTCACCGGCACGTCCAGTTTCGTCGGCCGCACGCGGGCCGACTTCGCCCGGTCGCTGCTGTACGCGATGCAGGGCCGGGCCGCCCAAGCTTGGTTCCCGTCTCCCTCGATCGACTTCAAGCTGACCGAGAACGTGGCTGACGGGGAGGACCAACTGACGGTGCAGCGCAACGGCTACACCGACACCGGAGGGCCGGAGACCGGGCGAGACCAAATCGCTATGCTGTACCGCGACGGCACAACGGCGTACCGCCAGATCACCGGGTCCACGATCATCGACGCCGGTAACACGGAACTGCTAACACTGGACGCCCCGTACAACCTCGGGTTTTCGAAGGACTGGGTCCGCCGGATCAGCCTGTTGATGCCCGGCCGGTTCGACCAGGACCGTTTCGAGATCAACCACCTGACGGACACCGACGGCGTTTGCGAGATCGCGGCAGCCTTCCGCCGGGTGCCTGTGCTACGATCGGCATCTGATTGGACACCGCTGCCGTTCCCAAACTCGACGGAGGTCTGAGTGACAACCGACGCCCAAGACCTGAGCAACTTCGACGGCGTCCCGATCACGCTGTACACGTTCGTCCGCAGCACGACACCGACCGTGTCGGGAACTCCGGTGACGACATACTACCGATACACGTCCGCCGACCGCGACGTCGTCGTCGGGGCGGACACCTACACAGCGATCACGATCTCGGACGAAGGAATCAAGCAATCCGGCGACGAGGTATCCGACCAGTTGACGGTGACGATGCCCGCCAGTTTGCCAGTGCCGCTGTTGTTCCTGGCTGCGCCGCCGGAAGACCCGGTTGGATTGATCATCCGCCGGGTTCACGACGGCGAGACCGACCCGTTCATCGTGTGGGCCGGCACGATCGGCGCGGTCCGCCGGGTCGACGAAATAACTTCCTCGCTGGTCTGCAACACCGCCACGGCCAGCCTGAGCCGCGGCGGCCTGCGGATGCTATGGAGTCGCGGCTGCCCGCACGCATTGTACGACGGCCAGTGCCAAGCGGGCCCGCTTGATTTCGTGACGACCGGGACGATCACGGCGGTCGGCGGCGGCACGATATCGGTCCCGGAGTTCGACGCCCTGGGAGACGGCTGGTTCGACGGCGGGTGGATCGAGAAGGTCGACGGCGACGGCCACGCGCTTCGCCGGGCGATCATCTCCCACACCGGGTCCGTCGTGTCCGTGCTGACGACGACATACGGGCTGGAGATCGGTGACGCCGTGGTGGGCTTCGCCGGGTGTGACCGGTCAGCATCGACGTGCAACACGAAATTCGATAACCTGTCGAACTTCGGCGGGCATCCGTACTTGCCCGGCAAAAGTCCGTTCGACGGCGAGATAGTTTTCTGAGAGGGTCCTATGCCGGTATGGCTGGTTTACGTCGGTATCGCCCTGTCGGTCGTCTCGTTCGGCCTGCAACTGCTGACGGCCAAGAAAACGCCCAGCAACGCGACAAAACCCGCCGCGTTCGAGGACTTCGACTTCCCCCAGTCCGCCGAGGGAACGCCGCAAATCGTGGTGTTTGGGGACGTCTGGATCGAAGACTGGACGGTTGCCTGGTACGGCAACTACCGAACCGAGGCTATTACGGCTTCGACCGGAGGGAAGAAGTGACCACGGTCCGGATCAGTCACGTTCGCGCGGCCGGTGTTTGTTGCCGGGGCGCCCGTGCTTGGTTCGCCAAGACGGACTTGTCCTGGCAGACATTCCTCGACGACGGCTACCCGATCGACGTGATCCGCGCCCAAAACTGCGCCATCGCCGACCGCGTGGCTGATGTAGCCGAGGCCCGGGCCGCCGCCCATGAGTAGCAAGGGCGGTGGCGGTAGCCAGGTCGTCGGATACCGGTATTATATGGCCGTCCTGATGGGCCTGTGCCGCGGCCCGGTCGACGAAGTTACCGAGATCAAGGTCAGCGATCGTACGGCCTGGACAGGCACAGTTACAGGGAATACCAACGTCGAAATTTCGGCCAGCAATTTGTTTGGCGGTGACGACAAAGAAGGCGGGGTCAGAGGCCCGTTGTTCGTCGCCATGGGCGCCTCCGATCAAGTTCTTGCCGACGGGCAGGCGGCCGCAACGCTGACGTTCGGCGCCCAGCCGGACCTCGGCGACACGGTGACAATCAACGGGATCGTCTACACGTTCGTCGAGCCGCTGCCGCCGGTAGAGGACGGCGGCGTATCGAGCGAAGGCGGGGCAGGTTCGGGCGAGGGCGGAGGGGAATCTGATGATTGACGTACCTCTTCGCGACGACGCCGCCGGCACGGCACAAAGCCTGCGAGCCGCGATCAACGCTGACACCGTCGCGGCGGGCGTGATAGCGTCCGGGGACTCGAACGTCCTGACGATCTCCGCCGTCGCCTACGGCCCGGCGGGCGCCGCCATCGGCCTCTCCGCTTCCGCCGCTCAGCCGGTCGTCTCGGATGCCACGCTTCAGCCGACGAGCAAGATCAAGACGCTAATCGGCGGTCTGGTGTCCGACCTTCGCGGCGTCGTGACCCTGTTCTATGACGGCCTGATCGCCACGAACAACCCGTACCCGAAGCCGTGGTCTGTCCGCGTCAAGCGGACAACGGCTGGTTGGTTCGGCGGGTCGCCCTGGTATTCGAACCGCGCGACAATCCGGCTGGCCGACAACACGATCCGGGCGATGAACCCGGCACATATCATCTATCAGTGTATGACGGACCCGACGTGGGGCCGGGGCTTGCCCGCCGCCAGTTTCTACCTACCCAGTTTCGTTTCGGCCGCGAACACGCTGTACACCGAGGGCTTCGGCCTCTGTATGAAGTGGTCGAAGCAGACCGACATTGACGAGTTCATCCAGTCGGTCGTGTCGCATATCGGGGCGGCGCTGTACGTCGATCGGTCAACCGGATTGTTCACCTTGCGGCTGATCCGCGGCGGCTATGACGAGGAAGCCCTGCCGGTATTTACCTACGACTCCGGCGTGCTGGAGGTATCGGAGGACGATTCAACTTCGGGCGACAACAGCCACAACGAAATCATCGTCAAGTGGAAGGACCCGAACACCAACGACGAACGGCAGACCCGGTATCAGAACCTCGCGGCCATCCAGGCGTCCGGCGCCGTCACCAGTCTGACGGTCGAGTATCCCGGCATCCCGACATCCGGCCTGGCCGCCAGGGTTGCCCAGCGTGACCTCGCGGCCAAGGCGGGCGGCATCCGTCGCATGAAGCTGGTCCTCGATCGCCGGGGCCGGAAGATCGCCCCGGGAGGCGTGTTCCGACTGTCCCTGCCGTCTCGCGGGATATCGAACATCGTCCTCCGGGCCGGGTCGGTCGAGGAAGGGAAACAGGTCGACCCCAAGATCACCGTGGTAGCGGTCGAGGACGTGTTCGCCCTGCCGTCGACCACGTACATCACCGAACAGCCGGGGACCTGGGTTCCGCCGGACGTCTCGGTATCGGCGCCCGGCACCCGGCGTTGGCGGGAACTGTCCTACCGGGACTTGGTCCGCGCCTTGCCGCCGGCCGAGTTGGCGGCAGTCCCGATCGACGCCGGCTACGTCGCGGTAGCGGCCAAGCAGCCGAGTCCCTTGTCGACCGACTACGTGCTGTCGACCGCCGGCGACGGCGAGGATTACGTCAACCGCGGCGTCCGCCCATGGACTCCGACGGCGACCCTGACCTTCGCGATCGGCGCTTACACGACCGACTTGGTGTTGACCATGCCCGGCGACTGGCTCGTGCCGCTCGGGACAACCCCGCTTGCCGCCTGGATCGAGAACGAGGTCGTCGCGGTCACCGATTACAACCAGACGACAGGAATAATCACCGTCGCCCGTGGTTGCCTGGACACGATTCCCGTGCCCCACGCCGCCGGCGCCCGTATCTGGTTTCCGGACCTCGCCTTGGGCAGCGACAACCGGGAGTACTCGCCAGGCGAGACCGTACGGCTGAAAGTGTTGACCCGGAGCAACGGGCAGCAACTCGACCCGGGTGACGCCTTCGAGGATGAGGTCGTGATCGGCGGTCGACAGGGCCGTCCCTACCCGCCGGGCAACGTCCGGATCAACGGCGAACGGTTCGCCGACGGTATCGAGGCGTTGGGCGAGGTCGTCTTGACCTGGGCGCACCGGGACCGGCTGCTGCAGTCGGACGTCCTGTTGGCGCACGGCGAAGCCAGCGTAGGACCGGAGGCCGGCACGACGTACACGGTTCGTATATACGACGGGGCGACGGAAATACGGGAGACGACCGGGATATCCGGGACAACTTGGACGTACACCTACGCCATGATGGACGCCGACGGCCCGATCGCCGACATGAAGATCGAGATTGAATCTGTGCGAGGGGGCCTGTCGTCGGCCTACCACTACCTGTGGGCACAGCCACACGCGGATATCGGCTACAGCCGGGGCTACGGGCTTCGATACGGAGAGGGTGTGTAATGCCAGGATCAGCGGGAAGCAACTTCGGCCTGACCTACGGGTACACCACCGGGGATGCGTGGACCTTTGCGGCGGACTTCGCCCGTCTGGACACGCTGGTCTCGTTGTCCGTCGTCTCGGCCTCGGTGACCGCTCCGCCCGGTTCGCCCGCCGCAGGCGACCGATACCTGATCGCCGCTACGGCGACAGGCGCCTGGACCGGCAAGGAGAACCAGGTCGCCCGGTACACCGGATCGGCGTGGGAATACCAGACGGCGCCGGACGGCCAAGTCGCCTACGACGAGAGCCGGGGCGCTTGGCTGCTGTTCAACGGCTCGACATGGTCGTTCTCGACCGACCTGAGCCTCGGCGTCCGATCGGCGTTCACGTCCTACTACTGTTCGGAGGCCGTCCTTCAGTCGTCGTCGACCGGCGCCGCGGTAGCCGATCGGGTCTATTATCAGCCGTTCAACCTGCCGAACGACACGGTTGACCGTATAGGGATCAATGTGACGACAGGGGCGGCAGGAGCGTGCCGGCTCGGGTTGTACGCCGCCGACAGCGTCGGGATGCCGGGCGCCCTTATTCTGGATTGCGGGACGGTTGACACGACGTCTATCGCGATGGTCGAGGCGGCGTTCACCGCTCTCCGACTCCCGCCCAAGCGGGTATGGGCGGCGGCTACGTTCAACGCCACGCCGACTTGCACTATCGGCGCGGCAGCCGGCAGCCACGTTTTAGGTTCCAGCACGCCGGGATCGGCTTTCCGCGGCCTCGTCGTGATCAACGCTTACGGTGTGCTGGCTTCTACGGCTGTCGCGCCCACCGGGTTCATCGCCCAGGCGCCGATGATTCTGTTGCGGAAGTCCTGATACTGGAAACCAATTCCGGGGTGTGGTATCGCTACCATCGGCACCCCGTCGGGGATAGAGTATGACCACGGCGTACGACTGGTACATTCACCAAGGGCAAGACGAATCGTTCCAGGCCCGTTGGTCAGAAGACGGGGCGGTAGTAGACCTGTCCCTGTGGTCGGCCGCGTTCCAGATTCGTGAGTCCGCCGCATCGACGACCGCGGTCTTCTCCCGGTCCACTGTCGCTGGCAACATCACCCTCGACGACGAAACGAACGTCCTGTTGACGATTCCGGCGGCGACGTCAGCCGGTTGGACGGTGTCCGCCTTGCGGCCTACCAAAGTGGTTGATGGCAAGACCTGGACGGACCTCGGTGTCTATGACCTCGAACTGACGGACCCGGACGACAACGTCATCCGTCTTATCCAGGGCCGGGCGTGGATCAGCTTGGAGGTCACCCGATGACGGTCACGCTTATTGAAATTGGAACCGGCGTACGTGGCCCCATCGGTCCCGAAGGCGGGCCGACGGGTCCAACTGGACCGACGGGGCCGACTGGCGCAACAGGTGCGACCGGGCCAACCGGAGCGGCTGGAGCGGCCGGCGCGACAGGCAACGTCGGTGCCACCGGACCAACAGGGCCGACAGGCGGAACCGGGCCAACCGGAGCGGCTGGAGCGGCCGGCGCGACAGGCAACGTCGGTGCCACCGGACCAACAGGGCCGACAGGCGGAACCGGGCCGACCGGTTCGACAGGGCCGACAGGCGCCAACGGAGACGCAGGGCCGACCGGCGCTACCGGGCCAACAGGCGCGACCGGCGCAACAGGGGCGACCGGAGCGACGGGCGCCCTGGGTAACATCGGGCCGACAGGCGCGACAGGCGCGACCGGCCCGACAGGCCCGACCGGCCCGACAGGCCCGACCGGCCCGACAGGCGCCCAGGGTGACACGGGCACGACCGGGCCGACCGGACCGACAGGCGCCGCCGGTGCGACCGGCCCGACAGGCGCCCAAGGTGATGCAGGGCCGACCGGACCGACCGGGCCGACAGGCGCCGCAGGCCCGACAGGCGCCACAGGCGCGACCGGTGCGCTGGGCAACATCGGACCGACCGGGCCGACAGGGGCGACAGGGCCGACAGGAGCGACCGGGGTGACAGGCCCGACCGGGCCGACCGGTGCCGCGGGAACCAGCGGCACGAACGGCGCTACCGGGCCGACTGGCCCCGCCGGGCCGACTGGCCCAACAGGCGCCACGGGCGAGGCAGGGCCGCCGGGCGAGGCGTCCAACCAATTCCTGACGCCGGTCGACGCCGACGACGAAGATCTAGTGTTGGCCCACGAGACGCACAACGGGAAGGTGATCCAGGTCCGGCTTCCGGCGACGTTCGTCTCGTACGACGGCTTTGTGTCGCTCGGGCAAGGGTTTAACTGCCTGATCAAGAACCGCTCAGGGACGGACATTACGTTCGTCGGCATGGGCAACGCGTACGGCCACACGAAGTTGTTGAACGGCGGCGCCGCCGTCGTCATGGCGTTTACGGACGACGGCGGCGACATTGTCGATTGGCACGGAGGGCCGTCCGCATGATCAAGTCCGCTTTGGCGATGATGGCGCTGGTCTCGGCGCCCTTGGCTGTGCCGGCGCAGGGCTTGGACTGGCGGTTTCAGTTCGCCTACGTCGCGGCGGACGACGTCGCGTTCCGGTTCCAGTTCACCCAGCCACCGGAAGGTCTCGCTTTCCGGTTCCGGTTCGCCGCGGACGACTACGTGACACGTACGGATACCGAAATGCTCGGCCGGTATTCGACCTACGTTGACGCGCCCCAAGGTCGTTACACGGTCGGAGCCGACACCCTGGAGTTCGTCGACGGGTTCAAGTTCAACTTCGCCCGTTACGTCGACCCGCCCCCCGTGGTTGGTTATGAAAACTTGGGGTTCCGTTACAACTTCGCCGACCAGTTCTACGCGGCAGAGACCGCGCCGGCGCCGTTGTCGTTCCAGTTTCGATTCGCCGCCGATTCCTACGTCGTCGACCTGGACCCGGCTCCGTTCAACACGTCGCCGCTACAGGTGTACTACGCCATGCTGTACGACAAGGTGAAGATCGGAGCGCCGCTTGACGATCGGCTCGGCTTCTTCGTCCTCGGCCAAACCGTGATAGGAGCCTGACATGGCCGCTCCGCTGCCCGCCGACTCGACGCTGACATTGACCCGGCTTACTGCGGAAATCGACCGCCGGATCGCCCTGGCGATCGCCGGGTTGGCGCCGGCCGAACCAGTGGCGGGGTCCGACGCGCCGCCGCGCCAACACCTGAGCGCCTACCGCCCTTCCGCCCGGTTCGGCCTTGCCGGCGGAGACGCCGTCGATACCCAGACCTGGCACCACGTCGTCACGACCGAGACGCCGCCGGCCTGGGTACGGTTGGTATGGCCCTACGACCGGCCGGAAGATTGTGACATCTCTGGCTACATCGTGGCGCCGTCCGCCTCCGTGGTCGACCCACTGAATCCGGTCGACGGAGACGGCGACCCGGTTGCTTGGATCACCGGCACGACCAATAACGCCGGCCTTCCGCTGACCCTGGCCGAACAGCTTGCGGCAGAGGGCGACCAAGTCGGTGCCGACGACACGACCGGGACTCTGTTCAGGCCGCCGGTGAACGGCAGCGTGTGGCCGGACATCGACCAGATGAAAAGCCAGAAGTACTTCTATGGCGACTGGCTGCCGGTCAAGTCGTTGCCGCGGACCGATGTCCCGGGCGGCTTTCCGGTCATCATGCACCGGGTCAAGTTCTCCGGTGTCGTCTCGCTGCAACAGGAAGTTTCGGACGCCGATCATGCGTTGATGGGCGGACGGCTGTTCCGGGCGTACGCAAACGCGGGCGACTGCGTGACAACGCCGGCCAGTTTCGTGTCGACGACGAAGACCGCCGGGGCCACGCCGATTATCCAATACATCACGGCGCACAAACCGACCCTGATCGCCGTATCCAGCGATAGTACGCACGCGACACCGGGCAACCACGTGGCGTTGTCGGCCTACGCTCTTAGCACGGTCGACAACCCGGTCGAGTTCCTGGCCGGCGGGACGGGCGGCTTCGACGCGGAGGCTTATTGCGGCAACATGCTCCGGCTCGTGCCGCACCTGAAGCCGGCGGTTGTGTTCATCGAGATGCGCTCCGCAAACGGGATCGCCAGCGTGGCGGACACCGAGGCCGACTGGACGATCAGCATGGTGTTGGCGGAAGCTGTTTCCGCCTACGGCGGCGTGCCGGTGTTGATGACGCCGCTGCCTTGCCCGACCCGAATCACGACCGCGGAGGTTGAAGCGAGCCGACTGGACGTCGTGGCGAGATGCCTGGCCGCCGAGTCTGCAGGCGCTCGGGTGTTGGACCTGAACGGCTATTTCACCGACGGCGCAACGCCGATAGCGGGGTTCCGGTTTGGCAGCGACGACGGCGTTCACCTTACGCCCGCCGGGCAGTCGACCTGCGCCTCGGAACTGACGACCCCCTTCCTTCGCACCCTGCTAGGAATCTGACATGCCCCAGGAAGCAACTGACTTCCCGACTGCCATCACATTCGCCCGGACCGGAGCCGCCGAGTTCCTGGGGTCGGACGGGCTGATTCAGTCCGTGGCGGAGGACGTCGCGGCGTTTGCCTACGACGCCACCGGCGGCGCACTGGGCGTGGTGATCGAGGGCGAGACCGCCCAGTTGTTGGCCAACACGTCGGACCCACACACGATTCTCGCGACCTTGGTCAACGCGACATTGGACGACGACGCCGCTTTAGCCCCTGATGGAACGACTACGGCGGTCGCGTTGATCGAGGACACAACGGTCACGTCGGCGCATTACGTGTTCGGCACGTTCACTTCGTCGCCGTCGATCAGCGCCGGGGCGAACCGTAACTGGTCATTCTTCGTCAAGCCGAACGGCCGGACCAAACTGTCCGTCGCCATGTACGACGCATCAGCCCAATCGAACTCGGTCTCCGCGACGATCGACTTGACCGCCGGCACGTCGATCGGCGCGGCCACCGGCGCGGGCGTGCTGGTCGCCGCCCCCGCGCCGGTGGCCTACCCGGACGACTGGTGGCGGGTCTCGCTGATCGGAACGCCGAACCCCTCGTCCAGCGGCGCGCTACGACCGCGCGTACAGCTTCTCAGCGACGGCGGGTCCGTCAACTACACCGGCGACGGCACGAGCGGCGTCTACCTGTGGGGACACAACATCCACGTGGGGGCTTCGGTTCGGTCGTTCTGTGCGATGGCGGGGTCGACCCGGACCCGTGGCGCCGATCTGCTGTCCGTCAACAACCTGGGCGCGATTTTCGGCGCGACGTCCGGCACGTTCAAGTTGGAGTTCATCGTGCCCGGGGCGGCGCCCGCCGGAGCCAACCGGACGATCCTGCACATGGACGACGGGTCGACCGACAACAGTTACGACCTGCGAATCGACGCCGGCACCCGCAATGTGGCCTGCGTGGTCCGGGCGGGCGGCGCCGAGGTCGCCGACGTAGTGGCGGGCGTGGCGGTCGACGGCTCCCGTAACGTGGTTGTGTTCTCCTACACCACGGACGGGTTCCGTATTTCGTTGAACGGGGCCGCCGCGGTGTCCGATATCTCGGGCGCGGTCCCGACCGGGCTGAACGCCATGTACCTCGGGTCGTCCGACGACGCCGGGTCCGACCCGTTGGACGGAATCCTGTACGGCGCCGAACGTCGTCGGTCGTCCATGGGCGCGGCGGACGTAGCGGCGTTCAGCGCGTACCCCGTGGAATAGCAAGTGGAAGGGGGCCAGTTTTTCTGACCCCTTTCTTCGGCCTTGCGGAGTGCCATTTATTGTGTTCTAACGCCGCTCTCACACAAGGAGAACGCACGTGGAAACGAAAATATCTTTGGCGGAGTCGCCCCTGGTCGTCGAAGGTGGCCGACGCCTGTTGACCAACCCCGGCGATGAACGAGCCGCCGAAGTCTGGAAACAAGCGAAGGCCGCGACGAACGCCCCCGTCATCATCGGACATCCGGGCGGGCGGTACAAAGATATGTCGGCTGTCGGCCTGTGGGTCGACGCCGATTTCGACGGCGACCTGGCCGCCTTCTGGGCGGAAGTCCGCCGGCTGGACGTGGTCCGGTCATGATCGAGCGCCCACATATCTGCCTGAACGCCATCGTCAAGAACGAGGCCGCCAGCATCCGCCCGTGGTTGGAAAGTGTCGTCGACATCATTGACTCGTGGGTCATCATGGACACCGGGTCGACCGACAACACGAGGGCGGAGATCGACTGCTTCTTCGAGGAGCGGGGTGTCTCCGGTCTGCTGGTTGACGGCGAGTTCAAGGACTTCGGGACGACCCGAAACGAGTCAATCGAGTGGGCCGAGAAGTGGCTTCGCCAACGGGCGACCTTGCCGACGACCCTCCTGTTGATGGACGCCGACATGCGGCTTGTCACGACGTCCGACAACTGGTGGGCCGGACACACCCGGGACATCGGCTTGATGCAGGTCCGGGAGCCGGACGGGACGACGTACTGGACCCCGCGGCTCCGGCGGGCTGGGTGTGACCTCTGGTACTCTGGGGCCACTCACGAAGTTCTGGACATGCCGATGGACCGGACGACCAAGATCCTCGGGGCCGAGATCGACCACTTGGCGAACGGGGCCAACCGGGCCGACAAGTACGAACGGGACATCCGGTTGCTGGAGGCGGCGGTCAAGGAGAACCCGAACGACGCCCGGGCGATGTTCTATTTGGCGCAGTCGTACATGGGCAAAGGCGACTGGGCCTCGGCGAAACTGCGCTACTCTGACCGCATGAAACTGGGTGGATGGGACGAGGAAGTCTGGTTCTCGCACTTGCAGATGGCCCGGTGCAACGTACGCCTGGGTGTTTACTTCGCGGTGGCGGCGGCTCAAACCTTGGCCGTCTACGACTCTCGGCCGACTCGGGCGGAACCTCTGGCCGACCTGGTCGGCTACATGATCGAAGCGGGCCGCCCGAACGCCGCCGCGCTGTTCCGGGACAAGATACGGGACATCCGCCCGCCGGAGGACCTGCTGTTCGTCGATCCGTCGGCGTACGACCTGCCGTACCGGCACGACTGGGAGACGGCGGTCAAGGCGAAACATTGGGCTACTGCGGAGATCTGGGCCGCGGCATGTGCGCTACGTCACATGGGCGATCCCGGATTCTGGTATCATGCCTGGGCCAAGGCGCTATGGGAAACCGGCCACCGGGCCAAGGCGATCGAAAAGGCTGAGACCGGTTTGCGGTTGCGCCCGGGTCGCGCTACTCTGGCGGCAGATTTGGCCGTAATGAGGGGCCTCGTTGATGGAAAAATCACGCCCAGTTGACGCGACGTCGCGGACACATTGTGATACCTTCACAGGTGGTCCGGATCGAAAGGTGCTGTCGGGGAGGACCCGGTGGTGAAAACACTCATGGCGGCAACACGCGAAGGCGTTGAAGGAGTGGCGGAAGCGTGGATCAACAGCCGGATGGCGCGGGCGCTGTCCGGCCTTTTCATGGTCGTCGTGACCGCCGTTGCCCTGCCTCTCGGTGGCTGGGCCGTCTCCAAACTGATCGAGATCGACCGTAAGCTGGCGGTTATCGAGCAAACCCGTTCAGCGGATATCGAGGCGGTCCGCAATCGGTTCGTCGCCACCGAACTCCGCATGACGGAGGATCGCAACACCGCCCAGCAAGCCCTTGCCGCCAACCAGGTCCTCGTCAAGGAGGCCGCCGAGACTCGGGCCATCCTGAACTCGGTGGCCCGTGACGTGGCCCGCCTGGTCGCCAGGGACGACGCCCGGTCGGCCCCGCGCAACGGGTCGTTTAACCCTCCGCCGTAGGAGACACGCATGTACGCCGACCAGTTCTGCGCGAACATCTACGACCCGGCAGCCACGGTGGCGGCACGGCTGATCGGGATTCCCCGCTCGCCGGTCGCCGATCAGATGCTCATGGCGATCGCGGGTCAGGAGAGTAACTGGGCGCGTCGACTCCAGATCAACGGGCCGGCCCGGAGTTTCTGGCAGTTCGAGATGGGCGGCGGGGTCGCGGGGGTCAACGGCCACCGGGCGACATCTCTTCGGGTAGCGAACCTGTGCGCCGGTCTGGCGTTGTCGCCGGCAGATGTCCCGGCCATCTACAGCGCGATGGCGCTGAACGACACCCTGGCGGTCGGGATGGCCCGGCTGCTGCTGTACTCGGACCCGAAGCCCCTGCCGACCGGCATGGCCGACGGCTGGGCCTATTATCTCCGAACGTGGCGGCCCGGTCGCCCGCGCGAGGAGACCTGGGAGGCCCGATGGAACGCTGCCGCGGCAGCGTTGAAAACCATTGACAAGAGGATTCGGCCGGGCCATAGTCCGGCTCGCGTGATCCTCCCCTGCTTGATGACTTAACCCCGGCAACCCTCATTGCCGGGGTTTTGTTTTACGGGACCCCGTCTTCGACGGATTTCAACTTGGCTCGTAACTCCTCCAGTTCGTACGCCATTGCCAAGATCATGTTGGTCCCGGTCATCTGTTCGGCCGACAACCAAGGTTTGCCGTATCGCAAGGCGTACGCCTGCCCGTCCTCGGGCTGGACGATCGTGTATTTCCTGTCGTCTATATCAATCCGCAAACGATCCGATATGTCCGCTCTCCTTTTGACGCTTGCATTGTGCCCTTCATTGTGTTCTAGTGCAACACGAAACAGAGGGACGGCGGCATGAAAGTCCGAGGATACATCCTGGTCACCCGATGCGGGGTGTCGTTCGAGGCCCAGCTTGACGTCATCAAGGCGTTCACCAACTTGGCCGACAGGGTGTTCGTCGACCGGAACACCGATCCGCACTACCCCCGCCGACCGGCTTGGGAGAACCTGCTGTCCGACTCGATCCACGGTGACGCCGTGGTTGTCGGTAGCCCTGGCGCCCTCGGCTACACGGTCGCCCAGGTCACCGAGTCGCTGAACACGCTGAAGGGCCGCGGGCTGATGCTCCAGGACGCCAGGACCGGCCACCGGATCGTCTGGGACGCCACGGTGACCCGCGGCCTGGCGTTCGTCCAGGAAGCCGCCCGGGAGGTTCGGCAACGGTTCGCTGCGGAGGCTCGACAGGCGTTGGCCGAGGCCCGGCGTACGGGCACCGGCGGCGTCCGATCGGTCCGTCCGGTCGACGTCTCGATCGGCGCCAAGTGGACGGCCCCGCACGACTACCCGTCGATCGCCGAACTGGAGCGGGAGTCCGGCCTGTCCCGGCGGACGCTCTACAAGCGGTTTGGCCCTCGCTACAATCTACCGAAAGGCGGATCACAATGAACAACGACGAGCCGAAGCTCGGCACCCGGTGGCAACACCGGAACGGGACCGTGTACACGGTCCTGCTGCTGACCAACCAGAAGGACCGCCCGGACGCCTACCCGCGGACGGTCGTCTACTACGGCCCTGATGCCCGGTTCTGGAGCCGGCCGGCGTCCGACTGGCACCGATCGTTCGTGCCGTACGTCGAGACGGAGGGCGAGCCGTGGTCAACTGTGACATGACAATCGC